GGATTGTTCTTGACCCAGCGCATTGCATCGCCTCCAGGCCCATACAATGCTCGCTTGTAAGCCGTCCAGGCATCGTAGATATTCAAGGCAAGTATCACCCGCTGCATTTCGCCGGCTCGCTGATCACGTAAGCCACCGGTTTCTGGCAGGCTACCCGGAAACGCGCGTACCTGTAGACCGAGGGTGAGTTCTGGCGGCGGCTCGGCTTCCTCCTTGCCGACACATACTGGCAGCAAGTCAGCGTGATCCTTTCCGAGCGCGTAGCAGGCCGCCGCCAGAATCATTCCCCCTCGATTGCCAGAGCCTCACTTAGCGCATCGTTGATCTTTTGTGACAGGGCAGCAACGCTGCCTGGCTTCATTTCAGCTACGCTATCCACTTCAGCCCCAGAAACCACACCAGACTGAAGGGCAGCTCTCACTGTACTGCCAGCAAACTCAGGTCCGCTCTTATTATCAGCGCCCAGTTCACGCAACGCAGCGAAAAAAGCCTCAACGTGTTTCTGTCTCAAGTCTTCGTTTATCGTGATCATCTGGCTATGTCAGCAGCGTTTCGGTGCCGACGTATGGTGCCCATATCGTGAACGTTGTCATGATCGGGCCGGCCGTAGCGGCATCAACAGGCGGATACTCAAACCCGATCAGGATTGATCCATCTGCGGTTGTGATCATGTCATCACCCGCGTCTCCTCCACCCGGACTCCACCGAACACACATCTGATGTTCGCAGCCTTCGGCCTCGAAGATGGCTCGTGCCAAGTCGTAAGCCTCGACATCGTTCTCGGTATAAACGATGGTGAACTTCAGCACCATTGGCTCGCGCTTTCCAGCACCACCAATGGCCGTATCTCCATCCAAGGTGTAGGCTACCCCGATCATTCTCTCTTGAGTCGCATCAGACAAGCTCTGCGTTGACCCGCTGATATCAGTCCAGGTTACGCAGTCCGAAGCGATCTGCACCATAGCACAGCTTCTTGGAATTGCATCTGTAGTTTGTGGCATCTTAGCCCCCCTTATTCAGACCGAATACTTTCTACTTGCCTCATCCCCGTTTCGTTCGTGGTCTTATCTCTATTGATAGCAGCCCCTCCAATTCCTTGCCCCATCGCACCGCTGTTTGTGGCTTGACATTGCAGACCTCAGCTATCTTCTCCCGGTCAGTCTCCAGGAATTGCTCAACGGTTTCCACTCCTATAGTGGCCAGCTTCGGTGCCCGCACCTTCCATCCTGGCAAAACAGTCAGTGGTGGCGTGGCTATAGGTGCTATGTCACCCTTCCGCAACAAGATTTCGAGCGTAACAGGCGGCACTATCATGTTGAGCACTTCGCCTGGCCGCTGCCCATTTGCCAACGGATTCAAGACTCGATACCGCATTAGAACACCTCCAGCGTGATAGTGCACCGCGCGCCTATGAACTGCGCTCCTGCATACTCGAAAACCACTCGTCGCCAGCCCCATTGGAACGACCGCACATTCCCTTCGTCAAGCCCGAATGGATTCTTGCATGTCTGGGCTTCTAGCACGGTCGTCATCGCGTCTATCCCGCCGACCAACGCACCCATGTCCTCTCCGATGTGCGATCTCTGACGAGCATAGTAATCAGCGAAGACTACGTACACTTCGCGCCTCACCGGCGGATCACCGCCCAGCGTCAGCTTATCTGTCTGACTGCCAGCACTCACATTCGGCTCTAAGGCTTCGGGATAGACCTGGAGCAAGGGCGTATCAGCAGAGTTGATGCCTTCGGTCAATTCATCGAATGTCTGCGAGCGCGTGATAGTCAGGGCTGCGCTCAGAGTAGTCTCTATCGCGTCCAGTATCGCGTGAAAGGTGATCGCCATGTCACTTCCTCGTCAACAGCTTTCCGATGGCGTTCCCGATGAATCCGGCCACCTTGCCTATACCCTTGTCTACGGCCCTACCCAAGAACTTCTTCCCCTTCGTTCCCCGTCGGGAGATGGCCCTGGCAACCAAGAAAGCCGATGTATTGTGTCTCTCAGCCCACAGTTGTAGGGCATCTATCGGCGGCCAGTGGGGCCTAGTGTCATGTTCCACGTAGGGCGCATAGTCCAGATTGCTACCCACTACACCCTGTACGATATTGGAACCAGCAGAAACCGACGGTGTGATACTTGCCCGCAGTCTGCCAGTATCCACCCCTCCGACCGACGGCGATTGATAGCCTATCAACCCCGCCTTCGCCTGTGCGGTTAGATATGCAGTAGACTCCCGCATTCCACTCACCAGAACGCCAGTCATGCCATCAGCGATCTTTTCGAGTCCCTGCGCCGTCTCTTTCTCGCCTGTAACTTCTACATCGATCATATCCCGATAGCAGGGCGCACGAATCGCCCCTCCTGTAGGATGAACGCCACGTCTGGGTCTAGCTTCTTGGTGTAGAGTAGTTGCCCCAGTTCTCCACTCGCCAGGGTATCGGCCATCGAGCTTTGCAGTCTCTTGTACCATCTCGCAGCCTGCATGATACAAGCGGTTTTGATCTGATCTGGTACAGTCGTGGCGAAGCCCCACTTCGCTGTGATCTTCGCCACTGGTACTTTGATAGCTGTGTTGCGCGGGGTGTTAGCCCGGCTCATCGTGTACCGTCCAGAAGGGAACGCGGCATAAGTGCCATTCGGATCGCAGATGAGCAAGTCGTAGGGCGTGCGGCTGAATACCGGATTGCCCGGTGCGCCCTTCGCCAACAACCAATCACCATCTCCTGCGTAATCGGCAGAGGGACTAGTCCAGGCCGTATATGTCGTGTCGCTTGGAGAGTCCTTGACTTCGACCAACGTGACTTCCGTGCATTCGTCAATCCGCAGCCAACTGAATCCAGTACCAGGATAGTATCGGGCTTCGGCATCCTCAAGAGCTATGAACCCATCCAAGCGATTACAGTGGCGGTCTATCGCCCTGCTCCCAGATGTCAGTAGCCGCGTGAGCGTGGCATCATCACCAGCCCCCGTCATGTTGATCTCGGCCTTCAGTTCCACCAGCGTTGCGTAGTCTGCCATGTTACCTCCCCGCGTGCGAGCGGTAGTCAATCCACGGATGGTCTACCAAACTGCCGGCCATCGCCTGCAATTCAATCCCGCGTTGCCAACAGACGAACGGCAGGCTAATTTGATCTCGCACGCTATACCTCTCAATCTCCAGCCACCACCGCTCATTGAGCGCCTTGATCGCCGCTGTGTTGCGCCTAGCTATCAAGCCAGTCTCTACCAATCCCCAATGAGATGGAAACTGGGTGTGACGCATTGCTGCCATCTGTCCCTTGAGAATAGCTTGGGTATCCTTGCCCTTCTGGATACATCTGATAGCTTCGGTATAGGCGCAATCCCGGCTCGGATGGCGAAAGGCCCCAATATCGGCACCGTCTAGGAAAGCCTCAACAACCGTTTCCGGTGGCACTTGAAGTTGCACGGCTCCGTCCAACCAAAGCCACACATCAGTGTCAGGAAACCATCGGTGGCAAAGCGTCTTGTACCGTCGCGCCACCCTACGTGGATCATCATTCGGCTCTGGTACTGGCCACACTTCCCAACCAATAGAATCAATCGGTGGATGGTCAGTGAAAGCAAACCAGCGGGCCTCTCCTGGCTCAATCACGGGGCGTAGCTCCTCGAATCCTCCGAGGATGGCAGTAAAGCATACCAGGTTGCTCATCTCACTGCCTCGCAATAACAGTCTCCATCAACACGGTAGTCTGGCTTGCCCTTGCTCGCTCGCGTCGGGACTGCTTCTGTTTTCAGTACCGTAAACCCCGCTTGTGCTACCAGCGTGCCTAGTCGCTGCGGGTTGAAGGCATTATGAACCCAATGACCTGGACCTCTCTCTTGATTGCCCAAGATGCCGTTCAATGCCGTGCCCCAGCGATACTCATCATTACCTGAACACCAGTCTAGCATCCACCGCTCGAAGTTCGGGCAGCAGATTATCAACTTCCCACCTAGCTTGAGAACTCGATACCATTCCCGTAATGCTAGTGCGAACTCCTGCGGCAATAGATGTTCAATCATGTGCGAAGTGAAAACCTCGTCCACTGTCCCGTCTTCCAGCGGCAACTCGTGTGCCGGAACTTGAAAGTCTGCCTCTGGGCAGTATAGATCAACGGTGAAGTAGCCAGCGCGTCTCTTCGGCCCGCTGCCAATATCCAATCTCATCTGAAGAAGTCCTTGACGCAGCCAATGATCTCTTCCACGTCCGCATCCGTTAGGTTCTGATGCAGCGGCAGGCATAGCGTGGTATCTGCGGCTTCATCCGCGCCAGGGAACTCTCCATCGAACCCTGGTATAGCACGATGCAGAGGCCAGTAGCGGAAGGTCGTGTAGAATATGCCCTGCTCACGTAGGAATGCCGCTAGATCATCGCGTCGGGAGGTCTGGACCCAATACATATAGTACGATGTGGTGCAATCAGCCAGCGGTTCAGGCGGTAGCGCAAGTGGACAACTTGCCAATTCACGCTGATATGTGTCCCATATCTCGTGCCGCCGGGAGATGAACTGGTCGAGCTTCTTCAGTTGCACGCGCCCAATCGCAGCCAGTATATCATTAGAGATGAACCGACCCGATGGCGTCTCGACGGTGAACTCCCACCAGCGCGGTGAACCGGCGTGTGCTGCATCAGTTCCACTAGCCGTGCCTCGCTTCAGGCCCAGGTAGCGCATACTACGAGCCGCTTTCAGAGCAACATCGTCCCGCATCCACAGTGCTCCACCATCGCCCATCACCAATATCTTCATTGCATCGAATGACCACACCCCTGCGTCAGCTAATGTGCCGCAAGGGAGGCCGTGATAGGTGGATGCTACAGCATTGGCAGCGTCTTCGATAATGGCCGCGCGACCATCTACGATCTCACGAATCGCGTCAACATCACAC